GCGGTGGCGGGAACGTAACCCAAAATGGTCGTGGGTAGTTAGTGCTGTTGGCGGAGCCAGACAAAGATCAAAGCAGCGGGATTATGAGTTTAATATTACTAATGAGTATGTCATGAGTATTACCCCTGATATATGCCCAGTATTTGGAACAACCTTTACATTTGTAGGACTAATAAAACAGCAACCCTGCAGTCCATCGCTGGATAGAATAGATCCTCATGGTGGATATGTCGTAGGAAATGTCGCAGTAATATCTATGAAAGCTAATTCTATTAAGTCGGATGCAACGACCGCAGAAGTAGCAAGGACGCTGGTTTGGATGAAATCATTAGAAGGAGTTAAATAGAAAATGGCAAATATGGATAAAGCATTATATCAAGCGCCTGTCGGTTTAGATGAAGAAAGTCCAGATGCAGAGCTTGTAATAGTAATAGGTGAAGAAGAGGATACTAATACTGATGAGACTACTAAAGGAGACTTTGACGCTAACTTAGCGGAAGAGATGAAAGATGGTGTACTGTCCTCATTAGGGACTACTCTAGTAGACCAGTACAACGAAGATTGGAACGCACGTAAAGACTGGGTTGACACATACGTCAAAGGACTAAAACTGCTGGGCCTCAAATATGAGGAACGGTCAGAGCCTTGGAGTGGTGCTTGTGGTGCGTTCCATCCTATACTGGCAGAAGCAGTAGTCAAGTTCCAAGCAGAGTCCATTATGGAGACCTTTCCTGCCGCTGGACCCGTAAAAACCACGATAATCGGTAAAGAAACGCCGGTTACGCAGGCAGCTGCTGCCCGAGTTCGTGATGATATGAACTTTCAGCTTACTGAACGTATGGTTGAGTACCGTCCAGAACATGAAAAGATGCTTTGGGCCCTACCACTAGCGGGTTCGGCATTCAAAAAGGTCTACTACGACCCATCATTAGGCCGTCAAGTGTCAATGTTTGTGCCCGCAGAGGATATGGTAGTGCCTTATGGGTCATCTAGCCTCGAAACAGCTGAATGTGTGACACATATAATGCGCAAAACAGCTAACGATATACGCAAATTGCAGGCTTCTGGGTTCTATTTAGACATAGATTTAGGTGAACCGACTACTACACTAGACGATATTGATAAGCAAAAGGCAGAAGAACAGGGCATTACTGCTACCTCAGATGATCGTTTTCGGGTTCTGGAGATGCATATTGACCTAAATCTTGAGGGATATGAGGATGAGGATGAGATTGCCCTCCCATATGTGGTCACAATTGAGAAGGGGACCTGCCAAATCCTTGGAATTCGTAGAAATTGGTATGAAGATGATCCTTTGAGACTCAAAAGGCAGCATTTTGTACATTATACGTACGTTCCGGGGTTTGGCTTCTACGGTTTTGGTCTAATTCACCTTGTTGGTGGCTTTGCCCAGAGTGCAACGTCTATTCTTAGACAATTAGTTGATGCAGGTACTCTATCTAATCTCCCGGGTGGGTACAAGACCAAGGGATTACGCGTTAAAGGTGATGATACCCCTATCGCTCCGGGCGAGTTCCGTGATGTGGATGTGTCATCAGGTGTAATCCGCGACAACATCATGCCGCTGCCGTACAAAGAGCCAAGCCAGACCCTATACCTGCTCATGCAGAATATCGTAGAGGAAGGTCGTAGGTTTGCATCGGCTGGGGATATGCAGATCTCAGACATGTCAGCCAATACACCGGTTGGGACAACACTAGCCATACTAGAAAGGACATTAAAGGTTATGTCTGCGGTACAGGCTAGGCTCCACTTCGCTATGAAGCAAGAGTTTAAGCTGTTGGCAGGTGTGATCCGCGACTATACACCTGAGGAATACGAATATGATGTAGATGGTGGGGCTCAGATCAAGCAAGCTGATTACGATATGTGTGACGTGATCCCTGTATCTGATCCAAATGCATCAACCATGAGCCAGAAGGTTATACAGTATCAAGCAGTAATGCAGAATGCACAGGCAGCTCCTCAGATATACAACCTCCCATTGCTACACCGTCAGATGGCTGAGGTGCTAGGAGTAAAGAACGCTAACAAGCTAGTGCCGATGGATGATGACCACAAACCGATGGACCCTGTATCAGAAAACATGGCTGTACTTACAGGTAAACCGGTTAAAGCCTTCCAGTACCAAGATCATGAGTCACATATCAAGGTTCATATGTCCTTTATGCAAGACCCTAAGTTGGCACAGTTAATTGGTCAAGACCCAACAGCACAGGCTAAACAAGCTGCAGGTATGGCCCACCTTAGTGAGCATATTGCTATGGAGTACCGTAATCAGATAGAGAAACAGCTTGGTGCTGCTCTTCCAGCCAATAAAGATGAAGCGGGTGAGGATGTTACTTTACCTCCAGAGATTGAGCTTCAAATATCTAAACTTACTGCGATGGCGGCTCAACAGCTATTACAGGCTAATCAGTCTGAAATGCAGCAACAACAAGCACAGCAGAAACAACAAGATCCTATCGTACAGATGCAGCAGCAAGAACTGCAGATAAAGCAAAAAGAGCTAGAACTCAAGGAAAAGAAACTACAGACGGATGTTGTTGCCTTGGCTGATAAACAAGATCTGGAAGAGAAGCGCCTTGAGTTTGATATGCAGTTGGCTGGGGTCAAGCTAGGCTCTGAGATCAAGCACAGAGAAACAAAAATGCAAACAGATGCAGTAGCCGCAGCTGATAAACAAGAGTTGGGTGAAGCGCGAGCTAACCTTGATGCTCAAGTTAAGGGTGTACAGCTAGGTCATCAAATAGCTCAGGCTCACAAAGCTGGGATGAACCCTAAGTTACCGGGTAAAGGGGTATAAGGGATGGACAGTGTAAAGCTGCTTAGGCATCTGATAGAAGAAAATAACGCGGACATCCGTGCGTATGTAGAAAGCGTCGCCTCTGGTAAACCCCCTAATATGGAGGAGTACCGGAGGTTGTGTGGGGTAATTCATGGGTTAAACCTTGCGAATGAGAAGATAAAGCACATGCTAAATATGATAGAGCGTGGGGAGGACACAGATGAGTAGATGACCCCATCCTTGTAGTAACAAGAGCGAAGTACAATTAACCGGTCGCAAGACTGTGCACAGAAAGGAGTTTTATATGTCTGATATTCTTATCGGGGTTGATGCAACTAACCCTAATCTAGTATTTACACAAGATACAACCAACGAAGAAAAAGCCTCACAACTTCCAAATCCTAGTGGATTCAACATCTTATGCGCTATTCCTGAAGTAGATAAGGAGTATGAGGGCGGCATTATAAAGGCTGATACTACGCGCCAGACAGAAGAGTTTACTACTATGGTGTTGTTTGTAGTACGGATGGGTGACCTAGCATATAAGGATGAAACACGGTTTCCTACAGGTGCTTGGTGTAAGGAAGGGGATTTTGTCTTGGTACGGCCTTATGCTGGTACCCGGGTAAAAATACATGGTCGGGAATTCCGACTCATTGCAGACGATAACGTGATGGCTACCGTGGATGATCCACGTGGTTATTCCCGCGTATAAGGAGATTAGACATGGATAAGGACGAAGGAGTATCAGTAACAGCAGAAGAAAACCCTGACATCGAGATAGATATTATTGATGACACCCCTGAAGCAGATAAAGGCCGGCCTGTAGCTAAAGAAACAGGTGATGCCAGTGATGCAGAAGAAGATGGTGATGAGGATGATGAGCTAGATAAGTATTCTGGTAGTGTTCAGAAGCGTATCAAGAAGCTAACCAAAGGTTACAACGATGAGCGTAGGGCTAAAGAAGCCGCCTTACGGGAGCGAGAAGAAGCGGTTAAGTTCGCCCAGCATCAGTTTGAAACTACAAAGAAGTTGCAGAAGCAGCTAAGTGAGGGTAGTGAAGTCCTAGTTAATACCTCACGGGAAGCAGCAGATCAGCAGATGGAAGCAGCTAAACGCGGGTTTAAGGATGCCTATGACTCTGGTGACTCAGATAAGATTGCCGATGCACAAGAGGCTATATCTAAGGCTACGCTGAAAAAGGATCAATCCAGTGCACTACGGCCTTTACAATTTGAAGAAGATCCTGTATATAATCAACCTCAAGAGCAGCAAGTTCCAACGCCCGATACTAAAGCACTCGACTGGCAAGAAGAAAATGAGTGGTTTGGTACCGATAAGGCAATGACGGGATTTGCGCTAGGGCTGCACACTGAGCTAGTAGAGGCAGGTATCGACCCTAGAACTAATAAGTACTACGAGAAGGTTAACGCTCGTATGCGAGAGGTTTTTCCGGGAAGTTTCCCGAGCGAGTCAGATCCGGTGGAGAGAGCAACAGCAACCCCCAACCGTGCTAGAAGTGGAAGTGTGGTAGCCTCTGCAGCAAGGAGCACTGCGTCGAAGCGGGTTAGCTTAACTGCATCACAAGTGGCCTTGGCTAAACGGCTAGGCTTGACCAATGCGCAATACGCGCATGAACTTATGAAATTAGGAGCTTAATCATGACAACGACTGTAAATCGCGCATCACGTGAAAACGATCAAAGACCAACATCTTGGGCACCAGCTGAGTTACTACCAGAACCGGATAAGTTACCGGGATGGGCATACCGCTGGGTTCGCATCAGTACTCTTGGTGCTGCAGACCCGATGAATATGTCAGCGAAACAACGTGAGGGATGGGAACCGGTTGATTCTAGTGAGCAACCTAGGCTTAAACTTCATAAGAGTCAAGACGCACGTTTTCGTGGAAACATTGAAATTGGTGGGTTGATTCTCTGCAAGATACCTGAGGAGTTTATTAAGCAACGGACTGATTATTTTTCCAATGCTACTAGATCCCAGATGGATTCTGTGGATAACAACTTTATGAGAGAAAGTGACTCGCGTATGCCTTTGTTTGCGGATAAACGCAGCAAGGTTACATTTGGGTCAGGATCTAAATAACGAAATATAAGGAGATTTATTATGGCTTCAGTCGCATCCCCCTACGGTCTTAAACCCGTAAATCGGATCGGAGGACTACCGTATGCTGGTAGCACTCGTTCCTTGCAATTTGACCCTGCTGGCTATGCCGCTAATGTTTTCACTGGTAGTTTAGTGTACATTAAAAGCACTGGCTATTTGGAGCTTGTATCTGCTACCGGTGCTGACGCAACCACTAATTCGTGGCCTGTTGGTTCTACCGATAACACGGGTACGATCGGCGTTTTTGTAGGTGCCTCATACACAAACTCGCAGAGTCAGACTATATTTGGTCAATACTATCCTTCCGGTTCACTAAATGGCGTAGCTTACGTCATCGACGATCCTGAAGTTGTATTCCAAGTACAATCTGCTGGTTCCGTAACTATTGCTGCTTTAGGTGCAAACACCTTCTTCTCAACAGGCGCAGTACTTACAGGTAGCACAACTACAGGCAATTCAACAGCATCTATTGTTGCTGGTAGTTCCGCTATCCAAACTACAGCCGGTTTCCGTATTATTGGCTTCCCTGATATGAAGGGTTTTTCAGCTGTTGGCGATGCATTTACCGATGTGTTTGTAAAAGTAAACCCCGGTTGGCATTCGTATAACACAGTTAAAGGAGTTTAATCATGGCAATATCACGTGCACAGCTACTTAAAGAACTACTCCCGGGGCTGAATGCCTTGTTTGGTCTGGAGTACAAGCGTTACGGCGAAGAACACAAAGAGCTCTACGAAACTGAGACCTCTGAGCGTTCGTTTGAAGAAGAAACCAAGCTGTCAGGTTTCAGCGCCGCACCGGTGAAGAATGAAGGTAATGCAATCGCCTACGACAATGGGCAAGAAGCATGGACCGCTCGTTTCAACCATCAAACCATTGCTTTGGGCTTCTCCATCACTGAAGAAGCTGTTGAGGACAATCTGTATGATGCACTGTCTTCACGCTACACCAAGGCTTTGGCTCGTGCAATGAGCTACACCAAGCAAGTTAAAGCAGCAGATATTCTGAACACCGGTTTCACAGGTTCGGGCAACCCTACCTACGGCGATGGTCAGGTTCTGTTTTCTACTGCTCACCCATTGGTTAGTGGCAGCACAAACAGCAATACGCAATCAACCCCTGCTGATCTGAACGAAACGACCCTTGAGGCCGCTGTAATTCAAATCGCTGCATGGAAAGATGAGCGTAACCTGCTGATCGCTGCTAAACCTCGCAAGCTGGTCGTTCCACCTTCACTGCAATTCGTTGCAGAGCGTTTGTTGAAGACCGAACTGCGTGTTGGCACAGCTGACAACGACATCAATGCATTGAAGAACATGGGCGTTATTCCTGAAGGTTACTGTGTAAACCACTTCTTGACCGACACCAATGGTTACTTCTTGTTGACTGACGTGCCTAACGGCTTAAAGCATTTTGTTCGTACACCTCTGGCTACTTCGATGGATGGTGACTTCGATACTGGTAACGTGCGTTACAAGAGCCGCGAACGGTACTCGTTTGGAGTCTCTGATCCCCTTGGTATCTGGGGCAGTCCAGGAGCGTAGTAGAAACAAGTACTTAGCAACACTAACCCCACCTAAGACGTGGGGTTTTTTATGGGCGTTATATTTATAATAAGGTTTGTAAATTCGTAGGTTAGCGAAATACGTTTGACATTCACCGTCCATGTACATATAATGAGCCCTCAAATGTTAAAGGAGGTTCATTATGTTCTATGTATACGTGTATAGAGACCCACGCCCCACTAAAAATAATCAGCCAGTATATGTGGGTAAAGGGACAGGAGATAGAGACATATCTCATTGGTCAAGAGGGTCACACAATAAACCCCTACAGGATTTCTTATCCCATCTACGAGGAGCCCATTTAGTGGCGGTAGTAGAACGTGTATTTGAAACCGCCGATGAGCAGGAGGCGTTTGCAAAGGAGGTGCAGCTAATAGAACTATACGGTAGGCGGGATTTAAAAACAGGTACGTTATTTAACAGGACCGCAGGGGGTGAAGGGGCCTCGGGGTATATTAAGAATGATACGGAAAAGGGAGTAGATAGGTATGGGGCACTAGTAAATTGGCAAGATCCAGAATACCGTGCGAAGATAGTTGCAGCTCAGAAGGCAGCGCAGAGTACACCAGAGGCACTAGCAATCAAGTCCATTAACTCTAAGAAAGTATGGGCTACTAAGGGTGCTGTTATGGCTGCTAACATTAAGGCGGCGCGTAATACCACAGCTTCTAAGGCTAAAACGAGTATGCAAGCTAAAGCGCAATGGGCTAACCCGGAGTATGCTGCAATACAGACGGCTAATAACAAAGAGATAGCTAATAGGGACGAAGTAAAGGCGGCTAAGAAAGCTGCGGCTAAGGCTTTGTGGGCCGATCCAGTATGGAGAGCAAAGATGATGGCGGCACGTAAACCCTCTTGCACACATATCTAAATAGGTGTATAAAGCGAGTAGCGTCTAGGATTCTTATACTCCACTCTGACTGACCTAGCAGACGTTGTAGAGACAGTGTGGATGAAGTGCTATAACACAGGAGATATATTATGGCAAAGTCAACATTCCAAGGTCCCGTCAGATCACTAGGTGGACTCATCAATGCAGGTCCCGGTGCTACTGTTAACCTTACTGCTTCTACTCAACTAACCGTAGATGCCCATGCAGGTCGGATGCTTCGTGTTAACGGCGCAGCTATTACCCTCACCCTCCCATTAATTAATGCTACTGCAGCAAGTGCAGCTGATGGTCCCGGGTTTGCTCCAGCTGGACTGAATAACCAAGGTGCTACGTTTAAGTTCTTTATTGAGACAGCATCAACTGCTCTGATTATTACTACCTCAGGTACGACTGATAAGTTTTACGGTAGCGTATTTATTGGTATTGATACAACCGCTACGGGTAAATCATTCTTCCCAGCCGCAACCAACGCAGTTATTACGTTAAATGGTACGACTACTGGTGGATTGGTTGGTAGTTATGTAGAGGTTACAGTAATAAGTGCCCTTGAATGGATGGTTAAGGCTACACTGAATGGTTCAGGTGCAATAGCAACTCCTTTCTCTGATTCGTAGTATTGGGGGTAATTATGACTATGCAAACTGACGTAAAATCAGGGCACCTAAATGTAAATGGGTTTTTTCTTAAAGAGAGAACTCGGTTAAAAGGATTAATGACGGTATCTTCTGGGGCATCGACACTTACTCTTTGGGATACCACTACGGTCCCTGTTTCTGCTACTTATGAACGTGTTGGTACATTAATTACAGTTACTAAGAGCAGTCATGGTTTGACTGATGGGCAGATACTAGGGTTAAACTTTGCTGTAGCTACAAACCAAGGAACTGCTGGTAACTATGTAATTACTGTTGTGAATGCAAACACATTTACAGTAGTGGACGTAAATACCGGCACGGTTGCTGCTAGTACAGCTTGTGTGTATGCCCAGAGGTTCCTGATGGCAACGGATGCTAATGCAGCAAACAATGTGCAAAATATGCTGATTCCGGGTGAGGGAATACTTGCCTATAATGGTATATATGCAGCTATGACTAATACTATTGATGTTACTATTTTTTATGGCTAGTCATGCCTAGCAAATCAAAAGCTCAAGCTAATCTGATGAGGGCAGCATCTCATGACCCAGCCTTTGCTAAGAAGGTTGGTGTTCCTGCTAGTGTAGCTGAAGATTTTACACAGGCAGATAAGGGCAAGAGGTTTAAGAGAGGGGGTAGGACCCAAGAGAGTACAGAAATGTCTTTCATGAGTCCAGAGCCTAAGAAGGGTGGGAAAATCCGTGCGGGGAATAAGACAGCAATCTCCGCACCTAATGCAGGGATTAAATTTAAGGATGGGGGAAATGTGGCTAAAAAACTATTTGGCGGTAAGGAATCTTATAACGAGGAATTTGGCGAAGCTAAAGCAGTGGCTGGTAAGAAAATTACCCCAAAGCAATTTGTAGCTGGAGAGAAGTCTGAGGGTAAGAAAGAAGCCCCTTGGATGAAAAATACAGCTAAGAACCTTGCTTCAGGCAAAGTAACCCCTGCCCAGTATGCTAAGAAAGAAGCTAAAGAACCTAAGACGGCTAAGTTTGCTCGTGGTGGTGGTGTTGAGCAACGCGGTAAGACTAAAGGACGGATCGTATAATGGCAGTCATAATTGCAGTTAAACCTAAAGTCCCAGCAGAGCAAGCGGCACGTACCGCAGCTAAGAATGACCCTACGCCTGACGATAAAGCTATGGAAGAAATGCGTAAGGTAGCTGAAGAAGCAAGACTCCAGAAGCTGCTGGATGCAGGGCACAAAGGGGCTACTGGCGGTGGTAAGAAAGCTGGTGGTACAGTTAAGTACGCTCGTGGTGGTGGCATTGAACAACGTGGTAAGACACGTGGTAAGATTGTTTAATGGCAACTCCTGCATGGACGCGAAAAGAAGGCAAGTCTGAAAAGGGTGGCTTAAACGCCAAGGGTAGGGCGTCGTATAACGCAGCTAACCCCGGTAAGCCCGGGCTCAAAGCTCCCGCTCCACATCCAAAAACTAAGAAAGCGGCTGCTCGGCGCAAATCTTTTTGTGCCAGAATGAGCGGAATGCCTGGAGCAATGAAGGATGAGAAAGGAAAGCCAACACGCAAAGCGTTGTCATTAAAAGCATGGAATTGCTAGCCTGTACACACTGCAAATTAGATAAACCTGCAACAGCAGAGTTTTTTCCATTGCACAACAAAAAGCTTAATGGATTAGATAGCTGGTGCAGAACATGCCGCGCAACATACAGAAGTGCAAACTGTCGCGGCAGGCATAAGGCTGTTATTTCAGATCAGGCACTGGTAGAACTTAAAGAGTCAACAAAAGAATGCGTTATATGCGGCATGGAGGCTAAGTTGGTAGTTGACCATGACCATGTAACAGGTAAAATTCGAGGGATGCTGTGTAACCATTGCAATAGAGGCTTGGGGCATTTTAGGGACGACCCTGCTTTACTTGAGTTTGCAGCGCAATATTTGTTTGCTTCCGCAGATTTGCCAGAATGGGATGTATATAGAGAATTTGCTAAGGAAGAATGCTAGATGACAACAACTGCTACAACAGCCTTTAACCTAGACATCACAGACCTCATAGAAGAGGCTTATGAACGTGCTGGGTTAGAGGTACGCTCAGGTTATGATATGCGCACTGCTAGGAGATCATTAAATCTTCTAACAATTGAGTGGGCTAATCGTGGTATTAACCTATGGACAGTTGAGCAAGGATCTATACCATTACTTACAAATGTAGGCACATATAACTTACCTGTCGATACAATTGACTTACTTGAACATGTTATACGCACAGGTACAGGTACATCGCAGGTTGACATCAGTATAAGTCGGATAAGTGTTAGTAACTATGCAACACTGCCTAATAAGAACTCACAAGGTCGGCCTATTCAGTTATATATCAATAGGCAAAGCGGAGCAACCTCCCCAACAGGAGTAGTCTATCCTACGATAACTGTGTACCCTTTACCATCTAATGACTCATATACATTACAGTATTGGCGTTTAAGACGTATTAAAGATGCAGGGAATGGTGTAGAGACAGTGGATATTCCATTTAGATTCCTCCCTGCCTTAGTCGCAGGGCTAGCTTATTATGTGTCTGTGAAGCGTCCAGAATCCACTGATAGAGTGCAAATGCTAAAGATGATGTACGACGAGTCATTCCAGATGGCTATTGATGAGGATAGAGAAAAGGCAAGCATCCGTGCAGTGCCACGACAGATGTTTATTGGGTAGGACATGGCTAGTAAGTTCTCCTCAGGCAAAAATGCTATTGCCCAATGTGACAGGTGTGGGTTTAGGTTTAAGCTAACAAAGCTTAAAAGTATTGTAATTCGTACCAAGAGCATTAACATCTTGGTGTGTCCTGAGTGTTGGGAGCCGGATCAGCCGCAGAACTTACAGGGTATGTATCCTGTTAATGATCCACAAGCAGTGCGTAATCCTAGACCAGATACAATGACGTTTGATGGTAGTAGAGTGATACAATGGGGGTGGAATCCAGTAGGCTTGAGCGATCCTCATAACTACGAGCCCGATGCACTTAGAGCAGTAGGTGAAATAGGTCAGGTAACAGTTACTACATAGGAGTTAATCATGAGTATAGGCGGCGGAATCGAACGTAAAGGTAAGACTAAAGGCAAACAGTTAGGTATTGATGGTCCTGCAGTTAGCACCAAAAGCCAGTTTAAAAGTGGTAACAGCGTAGGTAAGAAGAACGCTGATATGAAGGCAGTTGGTCGTGGGATGGCTAAAATCCGTGCTCAGAAAGGAGGCTAACATGGCAATATACAGACAACCTAAAGAAGCCCCAGCTGCAGCACTTGATAAGAAAGATGTTGGGTATCCTAACAACATCCCTAAGACCAATACCAAGACAATGCGTGGTGCTGGTGCAGCTATCAAGGGTAAGGGCTTCAGCAAGAACAGCCAATAAGGTAGGTTATGAACTATACTGAACTGAATGCTAACATACAGTCGTTTTGTGAGAACTACGAGACTGACTTCGTAGCGGCTATTCCTACGTTTGTAAAACAAGCAGAACAGTATATATACAACACCGTTCAGCTACCGGCTATTAGAAAGAATCAGACAGCTAATGTAACATCAGGGAATCAATACCTATCACTACCCGATGACTATCTAGCAGCATTCTCATTGTCGGTTATTACTCCTATTACATTAGCCCAGTCCTTTCTACTACAGAAAGATGTAAACTTTATTAGAGAGTCATACCCAGCTCCCGGGTCAACAGGCACCCCTAAGCATTATGCGCAGTTTGATGCTAATACTTATATAATGGGGCCAACGCCTGATGCCAGTTATGGTGTTGAATTACATTATTACTTTTACCCACAGAGTATTGTAACTGCAGGTACATCATGGGTAGGGGATAACTTCGACTCTGTACTTCTGTATGGCGCATTAGTTGAGGCAGCTATATTCATGAAGGCAGAGGCAGACATTATTACGTTTTATAAAGCGCATTTTGACGCATCTATGGGCTCGTTGAAGGTGCTAGGCGATGGTAAAGATAGGCGCGATGCGTACCGTAGTGGGCAAGTTAGAGTTCCAGTTAATTAAAAAGGAGTATTAAAATGGCTATATCACAGGCAATGTGCAGTTCGTACAAAGAGCAACTCCTAGGAGCTGTTCATGACATGGATACTGACGTATTCAAAATTGCTCTCTATACCTCCTCAGCTACACTAAGTGCCGCTACTACCATATATTCAACTTCTGATGAGGTTGTTGCTACGGGGTACACAGCGGGTGGAAATACATTATCCGGTGCGGCTATTACCCTGTCAGGTACTACAGCGTTTGTAGATTTTAGCGATAGTACATGGACTACCGCTACTATAACTGCCCGTGGAGCATTGATATATAACTCTAGTAAAGCAAATAAATCAGTGGCAGTGCTTGATTTTGGTGGCGATAAATCTTCAACCGCTGGCGATTTCACCGTGATTATGCCTACTCCAGATGCTACCAATGCCCTGATACGTATTGCCTAAGGGGGTCTAAATGGCACTTGTCCTAGCGGATCGTGTATACGAGACTAGCACTACTGTAGGTACTGGAACCTTAACGCTTGCTGGAGCGTTGAATAGCTATCAGACATTCTCTGCAGCGATTGGTAATGGTAATACTTGTTACTACGCTCTAGCTGCCGTTGGTGGTACTGACTGGGAAGTGGGTATTGGCACTGTTGGTGCAGGTACATTAGCGCGGACAACAATCCTATCATCTAGTAATAGTAACCTCGTAGTTAACCTTCCAGTAGGCACAGTAAATGTATTTGTTACCTACCCTTCAGAGAAGTCAGTCAATCTTGACGCATCAGGTAATGCAACTGCATTGGGTACTCCAGCGGCCTTTACAGGTACAAACATAACAGGCACTGCCGCATCTCTCACTGCCGGAACTGTAACCGATGGCGTATACACGACTGGCTCATATTCAAACCCAGCATGGATAACGGCACTAGCAAATTCCAAAATAACTGGACTAGGCTCTGCTGCGTTGTTAACTGCTGGCTCTGCTCTTGGTGTAGCTACCTTAGATGGGGGTGGAACAGTACCAACTGCTCAATTACCTGCTGCTGTACTAGGCGCATTGAAGTATCAAGGAACATGGAACGCTACCACTAACGTACCGACACTGACTTCTAGCGTTGGAACACAAGGATATTATTATGTGGTCGCAACCGCAGGAACTACAAACCTTGACGGTATAGCATCTTGGGCGATAGGTGACTGGGCTATATTTGGCACTGCTACATGGCAGAAGATTGATAACACAGATGCAGTAACTAGCGTTAATGGGTACACAGGAACAGTAAGTCTGGCATATGCTGATTTGGCTGGGGCAATTCCTACTTGGAATCAGAATACAACTGGCAACGCAGCAACGGTTACAACCAATGCTAATCTGACTGGCGATGTAACCTCAGTCGGCAATACCACCACACTAACTAATGCCCCAGTTATTGCTAAGGTTTTAACTGGGTATACTTCTGGTGCAGGTACGGTAGCGGCTACAGATTCTATTCTTCAGGCAGTACAAAAGTTAAATGGGAATACTGCCGCAATAGTAGGGGGTCCTGCTCTAAGTAATGATACGGCTACTGCTACTAATGTTTATCCAATATTTGCATCGGCTACGACAGGCACACCAACTACAATATACACATCCAACACAAAACTACTCTACAAACCATCAACGGGTGAACTGGCAGTAACCGCACCTGTAGCGGCAAACGGATTAGTAATGAATGCCACTTCTGTTTCATCTAACTACACGATAGCGGCGGGATTTAATGCGTGTTCAGTCGGCCCAATAACCGTGAGCGGCGGTGTAGCCGTCACGATAACCGCAGGTCAGCGCTGGTTAGTCCTCTAGGAGATATAAATGGCTTCAACTATTGCGGCAATTACAACGGGGGTCGGGGGAGTAGTAACCACAGCAGACGCTTCAGGTGATCTCTCATTACTCTCAGGTGCAACTACAGTAGTTGCTGTGACCAGCACTGGTGTGGCTGTAACTGGGACGCTGAGTTCTTCTGGAGCTAGTACGCTAACAGGTGCTATTACTGCTACTGCGGGTATAAACACACCAAACACTTTTGGCTTCAAGAACCGCATCATCAATGGTGGGATGGTGATTGACCAGAGAAATGCTGGGGCGGCGGTTACTCCTACAAATGGGCAATATACATTGGATAGATGGTGTGCCAATATGTTTGCAAATACTGGAAAGTTTACTGTTCAGCAAAACGCTGGTGCTGTAACCCCACCTGTAGGATTTACTAAATATTTAGGTGTTACATCAACTTCAGCTTATTCAATAGGTGTTGGAGATATTTATACGGTTTTTCAAATTATTGAAGGTTTTAATATTGCTGATTTGGCATGGGGAACCGCTAATGCCAAAACAGTTACATTGTCGTTTCAAGTCTATTCTTCATTAACTGGCACTTTTGGTGGAGCTTTATGTAATGCAGGAACTAGGTCTTACCCATTTACATATTCAATACCAGTAGCAAATACTTGGACTACTATTTCAGCAACAATTGCTGGAGATACATCAGGTACTTGGGCAACAGATAATACTAGCGGTTTGCAAATTAGACTTGGTCTTGGAGTTGGCTCTACATACAGTACAACTGCCAATTCATGGGCGGCGGGGAATTATTTCTCAGCCACAGGAGCAGTCTCAGTAGTAGGCACAAACGGAGCAACCTTCTACATCACAGGCGTTCAACTAGAAAAAGGATCAACAGCTACTTCGTTTGATTTCCGTGCATTTCCTACTGAGTTTGCGATGTGTCAGCGGTATTATGAAACTTCTTTTGATTATGGAACTGCCCCGCAGAATGGCGGAGCCTCTGCCTTTGCTACAAATTACGGTCTTTGGGGCGGGTATTCATCCAACACTGTACCTTATTTTGCTTTTGTTGCTTTTAAAGTAAGCAAGAGAACGCAGCCATCATTTACATCATACGGAAATAGTAGTGGATACTGGTGGGCAGCTGGGGGATTTAATGTCAATGCGGCGCAGATGGGCGGTATTGGGTTTAACGGGTTAACAGTAGCTCAACAAGTAGTTGTAGGCGCAAGTTTAACAGCGGGGCATTGGGCTGTCACATCGGAGTTATAAAGCATGTACAACTATCAATACATTAAATTATTGGATGGGACAATTGTTGATAACCAAATTAAAAGGTTGCCAAACACCTTCATCCCCTTTGATCCAGCCAACTCAGACTACGCGGCTTATCTCCAATGGCTCTCAGAAGGCAACACACCATTACCAGCAGATAAGGAGGTAGCATGAGTTCAACTACATTATCCGTACTTACTCAAAACGCTGAAAAGGAAATTAAACGACTTAACGCTCAATCACATGAGCCAACGTCATCAGATATTTTGGCTGTAATGCAACTGCTGGTTGAAATGATTAAAGAAAGCAACAAACCAGCAGATAAGGAGGTAGCATAATATGGCAGATATTATCGTCGCAGGAAATACTTCTGGCAGCATCACTATCAGTGCGCCATTGGTTGCAGGCTCTGGAACACTAACACTTCCTACTGGAACCGACACACTAATCGGGAAAGCCACGGTTGATACGCTGACGAATAAGACTTTGACAAGCCCTGTGCTAACCACACCAGCATTGGGGGCGGCAACTGCAACCAGTCTAACTGTAAGTGGTGATGTGCTTATTACTAGCGCAAATGTTCTAGGCTACAGCACAGGGTCAGGTGGTACGGTTACACAGGCGACTTCTAAGGGTACAGCGGTTACACTGAATAAGCCTACTGGTGTGATTACTATGAACGCCGCTTCTTTAGGAGCTAATACATCCGTTCAATTTCAAATGAATAATACTTTTTCGGCGGCAAACGATACCATTGTTTTGACGGCAAACGCTACCCTTGTAGCTATGACTTCTTATCAATGGGGCGCAGCGACAAACGGCGCTGGGGGTGTAGTTATATATTTAAGAAATATAACAGCGGGTGCGTTAGCTGAAGCCGTTGTATTTAACTTTGCAATTATTAAAGGAGCAACATCATGATTTATTTGGCAGCAGTCTGTCACGACATAAAATCAAATACTTTAGAAGCTACATGGCTTGAAGAAACTGTGGGTGCTGATGGCAAGCTAACAGAACTTAAACGTAGCAAATGTCGCAATTATTCCATTGAACAAAAGGCTGAGTTTGATACCGACACAGGTACGACCATTTATAGTGCATTGGCTGGCTGGTGAGATAGTCTGGGCTACACCGCCAACAGAAGTTTGGCTACAAGGAGAATAATATGTCGGTAATTATTAATGGCGATACGGGAATTACTACACCTGCTGAGACAGTACAGGGCGCTCTAACAACCACTGGTAACACTATACTGGGTGATGCAACTACAGACACACTGAATGTTGGCGCTGGTGGATTGGTAAAAGATG